GAAGGCACGGTATATGCCGTTGTTGCTGTTGTTGCTGCTGGGTTTACCTGACCCAGGACTTTATATGTTGCAGCCAAGTTAGGCTCCCATCAGTAGTAGTGGATTAAATGTTTCACCCGCTGCGACTCCTGTGGAGGCAGAGGTGATTCTACCGTAAGCATCTACGGTAATAGTAGAGAGGGTGTAAGTAGCAGGAGTTACTGCTGTAGTTACTAAATCTACGGTTGGTACCGAGGTGGTACCACCAATAGATATTCTAGTTGTGCTACCTGAAGTAATAGAGGTTACTGGGGTAGTTCCATTTGATGCTGCAGTTAAACGACCTTGAGCATCAACAGTTAAACTTGTGTAAGTATATGAAGCAGGAGTTACTGCAGTATTAGCAAGGTCTAAGGTTACAGTTCCAGAAGAACCACCACCTGATAAACCAGTACCAGCAGTTACGCCAGTAATGTCACCTGGATTAGGTGCAGCCCAAGCAAGTCCTGTAGTTGTTGCAGATGATACAGATAGTACATAACCATCAGTTGCTGCAACTGTAAGAGCCACAGGGGTAGATGCTGTGCTTGCTGAGATGATAGAACCCTTAGCAGTAAGGATTGTCTTATCAATAAAGTTAGTTGTATCAGGGGCTACTAAATCCCATGCTGCACCATCATAAACTTTCATTGCTCCAACTACAGAGTTAAAGTAAAGAGCACCAGTTATTAAAGCCCCACCATCATTATCTAGTGTTGGGTCAGATGACTTACTACCTAAGTATCTATCATCAAAACTATCATAACTTGCAGCAGCAGATGTAGCAGAAGCAGCAGCGCTAGTAGCGCTAGTTGCTGCAGCAGTTTCTGAGGCAGCCGCTGAGGTGGCTGATGTTGCTGCACTTGTTGCAGAGGTAGCAGCACTTGTTGCATAAGTTCCAATAGTGGCTACGGAAGCGGCAGCAGCAGTTGCACTATTTGCAGCAGAGGTTGCACTAGTTGCTGCTGCTGTTGCTGAAGAGGCTGCTGAGGTAGCAGATGTTGTAGCAGCGGTGGCAGAAGAGGCAGCCGAAGTAGCAGATGTGGCTGCAGCAGTAGCGCTAGAGGCTGCTGCTGTCTGACTTGTAAGTGCTGATGAAGCAGAAGTCGCTGCACTAGTAGCAGAGGTTGCTGCTGAAGTTGCACTTGTAGCAGCGGAAGTTGCTGAAGTTGCTGCTGCAGTAGCAGAGCCTAAAATTGTATCAACATAAATTTTAGTAGTAGCATCTTGGTTTGATGTTGGGTCGCCCATACCTGTAATTTTGCTAGTACCCATTGCAATGGCACCAGACATAGTGCCACCAGAAAGGGCTAACACATTTGCAACAAGGGCTACAGTTCCAGCCTGATTAGGTAAAGTAATTGTTCTATCTGCTGTTGGTTCTTCTACAGTTAAAGTAGTTTCATGTGCATCAGCAGTAGCACCCTCAAAAACAATACTTGCATCAACACCAGCACCAGTAATGGTTGGGTTGGTAATTGTAGGAGAGGTTAAAGTTTTACGAGTAAGAGTTTGTAAAGCATCTGTGCCTACTATGCTACCGTCAGCGGCTACTAAACCATGCACATGCGTTTGGGATGCTAATGCAAGTATTGCAGAATCTGCATCATAACCACGAGCAGCAATATGGGTTTGTTCCTCACGGAAATCCCTACCAGATACACCGTGTCTTACGACAGCACCAGCAGAGTGGGCTACACCTTGTGTGCTATCTTCACCACGAGTAACAGTAAGTGTTGTACTGCTTGCAGCAGTAACCGTTACAACCTCTTCTTTGGAGGTATCTGGGTCAACTATTAATGTAAAAGGAACTGATGGAAAACCGCTATTAGAAGCGACAATAAATGCTGTGTTTGATTGTCCTTGTGCTTGTGAACCTATTGATGATACGAGCGAAGTTTCTACTGCGGTTGAGGAGAAATTCCGCTTGACTGAGCCTGGGTCGCCTGCTGCCATTATTTTACCTTATCTTTGGTAGTGGGAACGGATTGGGTATTGACGGCGTTGGTTATCCGCCACTTCATTAAGTCTTTGTTGATAAATATTAAATAAAAATCTGGAAGCATTTTGACCAGAGCCTGAAGGTCTAATGCCATCTAGTACATCTGCTGAGGCAGATTGAGAACCAAGTCGTGATGGGTCTAGGAAAGAAATCATACGGAAGGCTGCGCCATAAATAACCACATCTTCTGAATATGAAGGTAAGCCTGTGATAGTTGCATAATCATCACTGTTACTGCTTAGTAATGTTGGGCGCTTAGAGTAAGCAATTTGTACTGTTTGTCCAGGAACTACCTCTGAATATATGGATACGCTTTTACCATTAGCAAAAGCAGTAGTATCTGCAGTTCGGTCTAGTTGCCAAGCACGAACTGGAAACCACTCTTTAGATGGACCAACTATTGAATAAGTAGCACTTAAAATATTTTCTACTGCAGCAGGGATTGAATAAGAATACTGTGCTGCTACATAGGTAAAATCATAGGAAGCAACAGCAAACACCATTGGATACATAGCATTGATAGTGTCATTAATTGCATTTTTAATTTCTTGTCTTGGGAACAATGGGCTTACAGTAACCTTAGCATTAGTGCTATGTGCTGCAGCGGTAGTACCACGCTGCGCTCTACCCCATGGGGCAAGGGTTAAGGTATTAGCAACATTGTCTGTATTATTAACAAATACAATTTCATCATCAATTTCAATATAACCACGCCCAACTACTGATGCATCATAAACAGTTAAAGTAGTTGATGTTGTTGTAGCGCTGGTGGTTAGCCATGAGGTTGGCTCGGTGTTTTCCGTATAGCCATGAAGTAACGCTTCTACACGGTCTGTTAGTTGCTTAAAGTTACTCATATATTAATACTCCTTAAAGCAACTACCGCTGATAAATTGGTGGTACTAGCAAGTTCATTACATATAGCATTTAAACCTTTATAGTTATTAGGTTGGCGGTTAGCATCTGCCTTCTTATTAAGGGCAGCAATAATGCCTAGACCAGATGTACTGGCGTAGGCATTTGCAGCACCTTGTGCATCTTTGTAAATGGTTAGGGCAGGGTAAGTACCACCATTGGCTAAACGATTAAGTTCACTAGTAAATGTACTACCTGCAGTTCCTGTTGCCATTACTTACCTTTCTTTTTAACCTTGCGTGCTACAGCAGCGTTGTCCACAAGGTTGGGATACTTCCGACCCGCAGCCTTTGCACGAGCCTTGGCAGCAGCCTTCTGTGCAGAAGTCAGTTTTGTAGATGTCTTGTTTGGATTCTTCTTGTCCCAAAATGCTTTACCTTTCACCATTTCACCTTATCCGCCCAATATGCTGCACTCATTTTCCCTTTGGAAATGTTTTTAGCATGTCGTGCTTTAAACGATTTTTGTCGTGCAGTTGGTTTTTTATCACCACTTACACCCTGTTGTCCGAAACGAATTGTTTTTACTTGAGAGCCAGACTTGGCTACTACTACATGTGATTTACTTGGGTGACTTGGCGTACGCTTTGGTTTATTAAAACCTGATACGCCAGCCCTTGCAAGTCTTGAATCTTTTGCCACTACTTCTTCTTGCCCATTTTCTTCATAGCCATTTTTTTCATAGCCATTTTCTTACCTGACTTCTTAGCCATTTTCTTGCCTTTTGATTTCATCATTTCATTTCCATAATGTGCTGGCATGTTATTCATCCTCTTCTTCGTAGATGTCCTCATCGGTTATAGTGGGTGAGGGCAGTCCCCACATCGGCTCAGGGATAATTGGACTACTCATCGCCATCCCCTTCATCAAACATGCGCCGAATCTCATCTTCAGTTGGTTTGTACTCTACCCATGGTGGGTATGATGCTTTGTCCATAACAAACGCCATTGCTATATCGGACTTAAAACCAGATTTTAATAATGATTGATAGTATTCATTGAGCCATATACAGTACATTTCTAGTTCTGTATGTTCCTCATTTTTGACTGTACGCACACGCTTAATGGGTTGTTTCTTTGGTTTACGAGCAGCCATGTTTTCTCCTATACTCCGTATGCTTTTCCAGTTTCATTTGAAATCTTTACTGCTTGTTCTATCTTCTTCATACTTGTGCCATCGGGTTGAATACCCTGTGCTCTGGCATCTCTATAGGCTTGTAACTCTTTATCCCATTTACGGGTAGATATGTTTAAACGAGAGTTTGTTTCACCTGGGCTTAATTGTAATGTTCCGACTTTGCATCCAAAACAACCCTCAACAAACTCTGGATGTACTTGTAATTGATGTAGGCTCATGCTGGTGTTATGTTTGCTCCGTAGCCTTGAGCGGTTAACTCATCGGCTGTTGCTTGACTAACCAAAGTCTTTGTACCTCCTGGGTAATACTCCTCAGCCGTATTGGTTAGTATCTGGCTTGGGTACCTGAAAGAAGAATACACCCCATTTATGCGAAGCACGGTTATGCCACGAGGTAATTTAAACCTAGCAAAAAGGATGTGGTCACCTGCGGGGGTTTCATCTATCGTGGGGGTAGTGAAATAATACTCTGCCATAGTCCTCCTTAGTGGACTCACCATTAGGCAGGATTGCTCCTGCCCAACAGTCAATCAATTAAAGAGCAGCGATTGAAGAACCAGTTTCAATGCGATACAGCGCATCTTCACGGTAACGGTTCCATCCAAGGACACCGTACCATCCGATTGGGCGGAAACGCATCAATCTATCGGTAACTGGACCGATAACAACACCTGGCTCCTGTGATACGGCTTCAGCCAATGCTTGCTTACCGCAAACAAGGGTGCTGAATACACGAGTTACAGGGGTTACTGTTACTACAGTAGTTGCAGTAACTGCAGCAGTATTGGCTGTACCTACAGTAAATGTAGTTGTAGAGCCAGAGGTACTGATTGCAGTAATTAAAGCATCTGTTGCAATACCAGTTCCGTTAATCTTGTCGCCAACCTCAGCGCGAGTTGCGATAACTGCAGACGAAGCAACACCAAAGGTGAAGCCTGCTGAAGTACCTGCAACAGTTACTGCTGTTGTGGCAAGAGTGGACTGGTTTGCGCCTGACTTAGCAGAGAACATGCGTGCGTTTTCTACAAAGAAAGCGCCTTCGTATGTTCCGATTGTACCTGCGAACAGGTTGCCAAGAGAAGCATCAGTGTGTTGGTGGGTGTCACGCCAGCCTATAGAGCCTGATTCGGCACGAAGGTCGTGTGATACCTCTGGGTGAATACCTACCCAATACAGGCTTCCTGAACGAGGAACAGCCTTGTTTGAGCGAAGTTTCGCAACAACCTTACGAATATCAGCAGAGTCAACAGTATCTGATGCTGTGATAGTTGCGGTTGATGTACGAGTTCCACCATAGATAACATTGGTTCCTTGACGAAGAGCACTTTGTGCTACAACATCAAGAGAGTCAGCCATGTTGAAAGCGATGATGTCTGCAACAGCAGGGTCAACATCGGATAGTGAGAATAACTGCAATTTGCGTGTTACAAGAGCAGCGTTGCCGTATTCTGCAAGAGTTACAGATACGGTGTCAACATTGCTTAATGCGACTGCATCAGGGTCAGTTGTTTCTCCAAGCGTTGAAGTAGCAGCAGACAAATCGTTGTAGAGTGAGAATACAACGGAGTTGCCTGGCATAGCCTGTTGTACAGGCTTTTTGTCCGCAACAGCACGAATCATCGGCTGAGAGCGGAGAGCAAATTCAACATAACGGTCATAAGCGGTCTGTACTAGACCACTAATAGCCGAGGTGTCGGTAAATGCCATGGTTCACCTCCTAGTGAGTGGTTGATGTTTAATGGATTTTAGTTAAAGCCAAGGAGTGCGTCTAAGTCCTCACGAGTTTTTGCTCCTGCAATTTTTGCAAACGCATCTTCGTCAATATCTGGCGCGGAGCCAGTGGCGACTATGTTATTGATTCTTGCTTGAGCCTTAACTTCTGGACTTTTCTCTGCAGGCTTTTCTTCCGTAGAAGTTTGGATTCCAAAAACATCGCCATACTCTTCAACCCACTTGAGTAGAGCCTCATCTGAGGGTTCTATATCATGTGGTATGAGTGCGGCAATCTTTGGATTTAATCCCTTAGCCTGTAGTACATCCTTAACAGTACGCTGACGAGTCTGTGACTTAAGACCTGACAACTCCTGTTCTAGTTCTTTTGCTCGTTTTTCAAGTGAGCGATTAACTTTGCGGAGTTGACCAACAACATCAGTTGTTGTGTCGTCATCTTCCTCATCGTCTGCGTAGTAATTGGTAGCCATCTACCTTCTCCCTTTCATTGGTTGTATTCGCAATCCTCGCAGCAGTTCGGGGAAACTATTGCGGCTATTGCTACCAGACTTTTACGCCCCCCTGGGCTGGTATATCAGGGTGGGGATTCTATTTATTAATTAAAGATTAATGTCCTATTGTTAAAAAAGGTACAATTAATCCCTCATCAAAATCTTTATATTCGTCATAGCCAAAAGCAGCGTGTAAACTTTCACTGCCTGATGCTTCAGACATTTATACTGCTTCCTAAACTTGAGCCTGTTACTCCACTACGGGAACTAAACCGAGCAATTTCACGCTCTGCCCTTTGTTGTGAAGCAAGTAACTTCTGACTATCTCCGCCAACCACGCCTTCAATGGCTTCAACATCTGAATAAGTTTGCCCTTCAATTTGAGCAAGACTGCGTTGAGCATCAGATAATTGTTTTGCTTTTTGAAACTCGGCTCTGATTGTGTTAAAAGTTTTATCTCCAGTATCTGGTACAAGAGTTTCACCATAGGTAGCACTAATTGTTGTAGGTTTAAATCCAGCAGCGGTAGCAGCAGCACCAATTTCTGCTACACGAACTTGTTTCTTAACAAGGTCTATACCTGCTTTAGGATTTAAAAGATAGGCAACAACACTACTTTTATCTGCCTCTGGATAATAAGATTTAAAAGTATTAAGAACATCTGGATTTTGAGTAACTCTATCAGAAGCAAGGTTTACTCTTTCTTCAAACTCACGAGGAGAAACCTCATTGGCTATGTATGTTCCAAGGGCTGAAAGACTACCAAGAGTTGCAGTATCTAATCCATAAGCCCGTAAAGTTTGTAAGTAAGCACGCTCATTAGAAATGTAGGTTGCTTCATTAATTGCTCTATTAGCAGTCTTAAGTGCTTCCATACCAGGGAAGCGTGTCTTGTAAGCAGTAGTCTTAGGTAACTCTAATTTAATTTGAGATGCTGTGTAATCATTTTTAATAAACTCATCAATAGTATCTGTTAAATCTGCTAGACCCATTGTAGTTAAAGAAGCCTTAAACTCTTCAAGGGCTGTTTTCTTTTGTTGTTCTGCTAATTTTTTTTGCTCACCAAGTAACTCTGTTTTTTGCTTTTCAAGAGCAGCATTAATCAGTGCTTGGATTTCTTCAGGTGAAGTATATTGTTCTGTTATTGTTTCATAAATAGGGTCAGGTACGCCACCAAATATAATTGCTGCTGCTGCTGTTTCCGCATCTGTTTTTTCTTTACCTAATGCTTTACCAAGTTCAACTTGTTCAGTAGTTAATCCACCATATTTATTAACACCAGTTGCTGCTGCTTTAGTATCTATTACTGCTTGGGCTAATTGAGCAGCAGTTGTAGTTTTTCCTGAAACTGGGTCATAGACACCTTTAGGATTTTGGATTGCAGCAATTTGAGCGTTAAGTGCTGCAGTTAATTTAGAGGCTCCAGTAATTCCTTGAGAGATGATTGGTTTAGCCTTTTCAAATGCAACAGCAGCCTTTGTTTCAAGAGCCGCTTTTTGTTGTGCGAGCACAGTATTGGCTTGCTGTGCAGCAGCAATTTGTGCTTGATTAGTTTGTTTGGTTACTTTTCTTTCAGCCATTATTAACCCACATATCCAAATGTTCTACCAAGGTCAAGAGCCATATTGCTATAGGTTTCCTTTGCATTTTTAGTGTATTGCCATATTGGGTCTTGCTTTAAAGCCTTGTTAAAATCTGCAAATGTACGAGCATTGCCAGTATCTTTAACAATAACTTTACCCATCAGGTCGTTCCATGTAATAGCGGTAGGGTCAACTTCAAGTAAACCAGCCATCTGATTGCGATAATTGGAAGTTACTTCATATAGACTTTTTCCTACTTTTAAAGATTCATAAAATGGTTTATTTTGTGGGGCATCAACCGCCATTTGTTTAACACTATTAATCCAATACTGAGCATCTCTACCATCCATAGGGTCAAGCAAAGATGTGTTAATGGTATTTTTCATAGTGCTATCTAAATTAATTCCATATAAGTATGCAGTTTGGTTAATCTGATTTAAAGAAGAACCGAGAACACCACCACCAGTAAAAATCAAATCACTTTTAGTTGATAAGTAATTATCTAGTTGTGAGTCAGTCCAGTTATTTTCATAAGCCTGTAAAGCAATACCTTTAAAGTATTGTGCATTATCAATTACTTTGCCAGTTATTGGGTCAACAGTTCTAGGTGCTATGCCAAGTTTTTCTAATTTAGCAGCAACAGAATCTACTTTATTTGCAACAGTTTCAGCAAATGTGGCTCTATTGCGGGGGTCATTGCTTTCTAAGAAAAATTGAATAAGGCTAGGAGAAGTATTTTGCCACCATGAAGTACCCTTAAGGTTTTCCATAAAGGTTTTTTCAGTCCATTTTTGTTTAACAGCAGTATCAAATATTCTATTAATTTCTGCTTGTTGTGTTTTATCCTCAAGGGTGCTAAATACTGTACGAAGGTATGAAACCCATAATTGTTTTGCATCTGTTGTTGCATCATCAGTTGGTGTTGAAATAGGTTTTGTAGTTGAGGCAGGTGTCTTAGTTGAGGTAACTATTGGTTTGGTAGTTGAACCTGCTGCTGCAATATACTCAGCAGAACCAGGTATTAAATTTTCTCCACCTGGACCATAACGAAGTTCTGTAGTGCCTGTTGGTGTTGTAGTTTCTACACCTAAAAATTTATCTAAATCATTTTGTGCTTTTTCAACTTGGTCTGCAGTACCATACTCTTTTGCACGAGTTAAAGCATCATTAAGCGCATTAAGTTTAGTTTTTTCTGTTGATGTCTTTTTAGTTTTACGCCCTGCATCAACTTTAGCATTAAGTTCTGTAATATTACTTTGGGTAGTATTAAAAACTTTTAGTGCATTATTGTATGCTGTTGTATTTCTTTTAAGTCTACTTAATGCTTTTCTTTGGTTTTCTAAACTTATGTATAATTGGCGTAGTTGTTCATCAAGAGATAAAGTATTATCTGGTTTAACTGCCATTATCGTTGTGTCCTTTGAACATTTTTAGATATTTCATTATAGATAGCATCTAAATAAGAATTTTCTTGGCGGTTACGATATTCAGGTAATTCTTGAACAAAAGAGATTACAGCCTGTTGGCGACCAGCAGCATCTGTATCTGTTGATTGACTCAAGTATTTACTAATAGCCCTGCTACGCTCTGCGCCAGCAGCATTACGACCAAGCATTTGACTGTAAATACTTTGAACTGCTGCTTCAGCATCTTGAGTAGTTGGACCTGCATTAACAGTTCCACCCATACCAGCAAAAGTTTTCATTAATGCTTCTAAGTCAATTCCACCTTTAGTGCCAGTACCAGTACCTGCTGGAGTACCTGATTCAGTTTTAGGTTTATCTTTTTCCATTAAACTACCACCGTATCGTTTATAAAATATCTATTTAGGAATTGTTCAAACTCTGGACTTTCTGCAATAAGTTGTTGTCTAACTTGTTCAAAAACATAAGTTAAGTCAGCATTACTTTTTGCACTAAGTGTTTGTGAACCACCTGCCCTGTCGCGCTGTTTTAATACTGAAGCCATTTGGTCACGCAGGTCAAGATATACACTCATAGCCTTAACTACTGAACGGTCACCATTTTGTGCCATCCAATTTTTATCAGTTAAAGCCTTCTTTAAAACAAGAGCACGGCGCTCATACTTACCTCTATCTGGAGATATGTACTCTGAGTACCAGTCAAAATTTTCTTCTGCTTGAGAACGAACCCATAATTGTTTAGCACCATTGATAATATCCATACGGGGGTCACTATCAGCAACAATGCCATTTTGTATTTTGTAAGTATTAATTTGACCCATTAATGAATTAAATTGTGTCCAACCACGCTTAATGTCTGCATCGCGTAGTAATTCTTCTGGAGCACGGTTTTGGCGATAAGTATTTTTAGAACCAGGATATGCACCTTGGCGATACTGCCATTGGTAGGCTGCCTGACTAAATGTATACTGACCATCAAAATCATTAGCAAGAAACCCAATTAACTCTGGATTATCAGAAGACTCTGCTTCTGCCATAAGCCCACGGAATTTCTTTAAGTTTCTAACTGTATCCATATTAGACTCTAGGCTGCCAGGTGATTTAGAAAGACTTACTGTAGCCTCAAAGTAATCTGGGTACATTTCAAGAAACTTAGCCTCTGCCTCGCCAGGTCCATATTGATTTAAAAATTGACGGAAAGTCTGTTGGTAAAAATCCATTTCTGGGCTAACTGCAAATGGTAAAGATATTGAACCAAGTGCACGAAGTAGAAAAAATTTATTTGTTTTATCTGTAATTTCATCTAATGTAGGCTCATCTGTTCTGCTACCAGCATTATAGTTATAGGTTTCATACCTTAACATTTGATTAAATGTACGAACATATAACGCATCTTGTGTCCACATGGTTGATAAACGGCGAAAGGCTGCTGGAGTAAATAAACTAGATGCAGACTGTGGCAGACCAGCAGGAAACAAAGGTTTAAATGCTTCTTCTAATTCTGGGCGAGCGCGTAAAATTAAGTAGGCTGGTAATACAGCGTAAGGACCAAAGCCTGGATTACCAGGTTGACCTTGGGTAATAACATCTAATGATGATAGTGGTATATTTACTGACTTAAATGCGTTGTTAGCAATTTCTTGCCAATCTTTTGGTAATGAGTCAATAAATCCTTGTGGAACTTGAACTACCAAGTTGGCGTATTTACCACCAGCCAAGTCCTTAGCATCTGTAATACGATTTCCCTCTTGGTCTACAACAGTTTGACCATTAACAACTTGGGCAATAGTACGAGCAGCGGTAGTTACAGCCTGTGGATTTTCAGCAATAATACCCGACCAACGCTTAACTGTGTTTTCATAGGCTGCAAAAAATGGAAACATTAATTGCATTATTTGGCTTGATGATGCACGGCTACGGCGGACAATAGTAAACAAAGTTTGTTCTACAATACGGCGAGAATCTTCTCTTGCGCCTCTTATGGCTGAGTTAATTTCCTCTGCAGTAAGTTTATCTGTGCCTTTAGCATCAGCAATATTCTGTATGTTTGTTTTAACCTGACGATTATAATTAGATACTGCTAATGGATGACGGGCAAATACATCTTCTGGTAATGAACCAAGAAAGCGCATAACACGGCGATTAAAAGTATCAATTAAACGCTCTTGGTCACGAAACTCTTTACTACTTGTAACAAGTAACCCATTAATGTCTGGCAAGTTTTCTGGGTTAACACCAAATCTTTCACGCAAATAATTTTGTAATTCAGCGCCAGATAAAGGTTTATTGCCTGGAGTAGCAGTGCTAAGAAATAATGCTGTTTGCTCATCAGGTATGTATAATTTTACAGCACCACGGGTAATATTAATTTTTTCTAATAAATCTTCATCTAACTCTCCACCCCGTATGGCTGTTAAACCATAAGCCTGGCGAGGAGTTGTATATGTATCATTGGCATAAAGACGACCATCTTTTGTACGAGTAAACCAATTAAGAATATCTTGGTCTGTTTCACCATCAAGAATCCTACGAACCAATGGGTCCATTATTCCTGTTTCAGGGTCACGGAAATGTAAGTTAAGTATATTTGACCAACCCTCAAAATATTTAGGGTCATTAGGTTTTAATATACTAACTGTTCTAGCACCCATGCCAGTTGAAAATGCCATTTCTTGTGAACCAATTAATGCGTTCCAAGTATCTTCAGCAGATGTGCGACCCATAAACCATGTAGCATCTTGGAAAGTATTTGGAACAGTATACTTAACTCCATTAATTGTCATTTCATTGTAACCATAACCAGTGCGTTGTTTAACAGCATTAGTTTCAGCACGGTCAATGCGAGCACCTAGCCTGCTAGAAATGTCATCAAGATAAGCATGTTCCATTGTATAAAGTTTTGCTAAATTTTCAGCAGCATCTTCAACGCCATTGTTAATCATGGCATCAACATTTTCTCTTGTGTAATAAGGAGAAACTGAAGTTTCTTTTAAACGGGCTGCTTTACGGGCAGCAGTTCTAGCAAGGCGGCGTTGTTTAGGTGTATCCATTTTAGATTCAAGAATTGGTAAATCTTCAGCAGCCTGAACTGCGCTACGCTCTTTCATTTCAGTAATACTGCGTTCTACGGCTCGTTGGCGACCAGTTTTAGCAACTGCCTCTGGTAATACAATATTAGATACTCCACCAGCACGAGCATCATCTTGTACAACTACCCGACCAAAACCTTTTTCACGCATGTACTTAACAACAGGGTCGTTATTATTACTCCAACCTTTGTCCTTAGTCCATTGCTTGTAATTATTAATACTTCCGCCAAAAGCAGATTCACGCAAATCTAATGGAATATCAGACCATTTAGTTAAATATAAAGCCTCACCATATACTCGTACTGGTACTGGTTTATTCATTTCACCTTTAACGCGAAATACTGAACGGCGAAATAACTCTGGAGTAACTTCTAAAACGCCTTCTTCGGCAAGACGAATTTGTGTAAAATCAAGTGATTCTACTTTTCGCCAACCTTTAGGTACACGAATCTCAACTTCTTTACCAGCATTTTTTGCTGCAATCATGTCTGTTAGTAAATTATCTGAAGCATTATCTAATGTAGCAGCACGGCGTTCGGATGAACGCTCACGAGCGCCAGCACGCTTGATAATAGCCTTTTGTTCATCAATGGTTTGTTGTAATAAATTTACATCCCATTGAGTTTTACCAACTCTATTTAATTCTTGTTGAGCCTTGGTTAAATTACTTTGTGCTTGTTGTAAAGTTTTACGAGCATCTTGTATACTTTCAGAAACTTCAGTAATTTTACCAGGGCGACCTGTTGGTGTTTCTAAATAATTTTCAGTTGAGTGAATTGTAAAACCCTCAGAGTAACGAGCAGCGATTGCAGGGGATGCAGATGTTGCAAGAACCTTTGCTTCATTTAATTGAAATGCTGCATCTGCGCTACCGTGATAAAGAGTTACAGATTCTAAGTCAGATAATACACCACGAAGAGTACGAATTTCATCTTCTGCAGTTAGTGGTCCTACACCTGGAGTAAGGCGTAATTTAAATATATCTTTTTCTAAATCTCCAATGCGGTCAGCAACTGCTTTAGCAAGTTCTTTTTTACTCATTTCTACAGAACGAAGTCTGTCCGTGCCTGAAGCAAACTGATAATTAAGAGTGTTAATGTCATCAATTCTGCCAGCAGAAACATTTACATTATCAATTAACCTAT